TGCACTATCCCACACATATATGAAGGTGGAGGACAGGCAATACATAATTAGCCAGATATACCACCAGGATCTGGATATTATGGTGAAGTATCTATTGGAATTACATTTGCTTCTCATACAGGAAGTAATGCTAATATAACTGCAACTGTCGGTGCTGGAGGTTCTCTATCATACAACATTATTGATGGTGGTAGTGGTTACTCTAACCCATTCTCTGAGGTTCAACCACCTTCTTATGGAGCATTAGAAGTAGTTGGAATATCAAGACTTGGAAGTGGCATAACAACGGAAACTGGTAGTGGTTTACTCTTAGATCTTAATGTTGAACCATCTGAAAGAAGAATGCCAGACAGATTCTCTGACGCAGCAGATCTAATTCTTAGAAATAAATTATTCATTGCCGATGTTGCCGTTGGCAAAATGCTTGCACAGTATCCAACATTCTCTATTCCAACTGGAGATCAAAGTTGTAAAGATGATATTGTTGATGTTATTGAATCTATTGCATTTAACTTAGAATTTGGTGGAAATGGAAATGTCCATGATAGTGCAAGTCTTTATATAACTGGAGGACACGTTGCTGCTGAAGAAGTACAATCCATCACTGCATTTGATGAAGCAAAGGCAGCAATGATTAAAGTGATGAGAAATGAAGTAGTAGATACTATAGCACCTCTTGGTGGATCTTTTGCCGAAACAACATCTCTTATTGAAGCGAATAGAACACTCTTAATTGATGAATCTATTGATAGAATGTTGCTTGCAAATCCAACATTCTTCTTCCCAACAGGACCTGCCGCATGTAGAGCAGATGTCAATCTTATAATTGATGCAATAATTACAAATTTAAGTGGTGGTGGAAATAACGCAGTATATGATCTTGCATTAACGTTTGCCAACGACGCAATTGATGCATATCTTGTTGGTGCTGGTCAAGCAGGACTTTCTGATGAAATTGTTCAAAATCTTGAAGATTTATTGAGAGATATCGCTCAAAACGTTACTTTTAATATTACTGGTTTCTCAACAGAAACTCAAGTTACAAATCCATCAATGACAGTTGATGCTGCAGTTGATACTGCTATTCAAGATTTAATTACAATATTCAGAACAGCAATCAATGCCAATACTGTTTCTGTATCTAGAACCTCAGGATCTTCTCTTACTGACAGAGTTCAATATTTTGACAATACCATTACAATAGATCCTGCTGGAACTCCTTATTGTGCAAATGTAGCGTCTGCAATTGATTCATTTGTAGGTATTGTTACAGTTGCTATTGGTAGTAGCACACTGCCAAACAGGACACCGAGTTTTCTGGAGCAGTTTGAAGTTAAAGACTTTAAGATTGCAAGAAATGGATACAACTTCAGGAGAGGAGATAAATTCACTGCTGTTGGTTTAGTTACTGCTGCTGGTTTATCAGCACCAGCAGAAACTTTTGAACTTGAAGTTCTTGGAACGTTCCAAGATTCTGCGGCATTATGGCAGTTTGGTGAACTTGATTTCATTGATAGTATCAAACCATATCAAACCGAACCAAAAACTAGATTCCCTCTCTATAGAAATAGTGAATTAATTAGTTTTGAAACTGATAAGAGTGACCCAGATTCAGTTCTTATCGATTTGGAAGCATTACTCTTGGTTTTTGTTAATGGTATATTACAAGAACCAAATAAAGCATATAATTTCTTTGGTGGAACATCCATTATATTTACTGAACCAGTAAGACCTGAGGATGAGGTTGATATTTTCTTCTACAGAGGAACTAGAGGAAAAGATAGTTTCTTAGAAGATGTAAGTCCAGATATAAAAATTGGCGATTTTATAAGAATCAATAAAAATAATGAATATCCAACTTCTAAAACACAAGAAGAAAGAATTATTTTTGATATTTTAGAATCAGACCTTATTGAAACTAACGTTTATAGTGGAACTGGAATCAATACGGCAACACCAAGACCAATAACTCTGCTTCCACAAAAAAGAGATAGAATCATTAACAGTGTTGTCGTTTCCAAAAAGAGAGAGTTATTATCATCTCAAATATATCCAATATCTAGAGTTATAAAATCAATTACTCAATCAGATACTGAAATATTTGTCGATGATGCACAACAATTCTTCTATGAGGAAGGAGCACCTATTTCACAATCCATATCTTCTGTAGATGGTCTTTTAGTTGATGATGTTGAAGTATCACAAGCATCAATAACACCTTCAGTGTTATTAGGTGGTATTATAAACGTTTCTATTACCAATGGTGGTTCTGGATACGAAACTTCTCCTACCGTTGGATTTACTGGCGGATTAAGAGCACAAGGAACGGCAGTTCTATCATCTTCGGGATTGCTAAAGAGATTTGTAATTGATAATCCTGGATCAAATTACACCTACCCTCCAATAGTAACATTTGGTGGTGGTCTTGCAAGTCAATCGGCAACAGCATCAATTGGTGCTGGTGGAACTGTAACTGGTATTACTTTAGATGGAATTACATTAGACACTTCCGATAATTCAAATATTTACGAACTTGGAAATGGAACCTCCATTGTTTCTAATGGTTCTGGATCTGGAACTACAGGTGGATTTAATATTGGTTCATCACATCTAAGATTTGGTGGATCTTCTGGGACAAGATTTGTTACCTTTAATCCAATTGATTCTAGATCTGTCGATACAGTTCGTGTTTATGCTATTAGAGGTAATGACACAAATGGTGGTGAAACACCTGATATTGAAGGTATTGAAGATCTTAGAATTCAATATCAAATTACAGATCAGGGGGTTGCTGTTGATAATGGAAACTGGATTGATATGGGTATTGTTATTAGTGCTGTTGATCAAGGATCTGGTTCTGGAGCTTTAGAAAATTATGATTTTTCTTTAACTTCCGAGCAAAAATCTAGTCATGTTTATTTTAGATTATTCCAAGAGGATAATAGTGGATCTGATTATGATCATTATGGAATTCTAAGTATTACCTTCCTTTCCAGTGCAAATGCAGAAATACCAGAATCTACAATTACACTCACAAAAAATCTATTAGAACCAAATCCAGCAGGAATTGTGGATGCAACAGCATCTATAATTCTTGGTAGAAAAATTGATTCTGTAACTATGACAGATTTTGGTGAGGGGTATGCAGTAGGATCTAATGTTTCATTTACTGGTGGAAATTTTGATAGTGCTGCATCTGCCGAAGTAGGTCAGGTTTCTGGTTATGTAGATTCTTTATCAGTATCTTTGCCAGGATCTGGTTATAATCCTAATTCTCAAATAACACTAGAATTTACGGTTCCAACAGATACGAATATTGATAACTTGACAACTGCATCTGGCGTTGCAAATGTTGGGTCTAGCGGTACTGTAACATCAGTTACTCTAACTAATTCTGGAATAGGTTATACGCAAACACCATTTATATCTGCTCCAGTTCCACCTGTTAAAGTTGAATCTATTACTGGCATTGATTTTATTCAAGGATTTTCTGGTATTGTTACAGGAATTGCACAGGTTTCAGGAGTCGGAGCACCACTAGGATTGCAATTTGATCTTAAGATTGAATCTGGTGATTTCGCATCCCTATCAGAAGGATATCCAATTTATGTTTATGATACACATGTTGGATCTGGTGTTACATCAATTGATACAACAGATTCTCAAACAGTTGGAATTGGGACAACTTTCTTAGATAATATATATTATGTTCATAGTATAACAAGAGATGGTGTAAATGCAGTTGTAACTGCAAATGTTAAGTCTGATTCAAATATTACTGGTATTTCTACTACTGGATTGAATCTAGGCAAATTCTCTTGGGGAAGATTAGATTTCTCCAATAGAGGACTCAATGCAATTGCTATTGACATATCAGATTACACTACTGGAGGTCTTTCTACATACCCTCAAATCCAAAGAAGAGGTTATGGATTAAGGAACACAGGATCTCTTAGTTATTAGGTATAAATAGAAGAAAAAACCGAAATGACAGGGGCAATAGTTACAGACCAATTTAGAATTGCTAATGCAAAGAACTTCATTGATTCTGTGAACAATGAAACGGATTCTTATTATATGTTTATGGGTCTTGCAAATCCAGCTGTTACTGGTTATGGAAGAACTGATTCATGGAATACAAGTCCACCCATTCCAACAGATAATATTTCTAAACTGGCACACACCAGAGATACGATGTTATTTGGCAGAAAAATTAAATCTGTCAATATTAGAAGAATTGTTAGAAGAATTGATTGGAATGCGGGTACAAAATATGAAATGTACAGACATGATTATAGTGTAGATAATTTATCACCAGTTACACAATCTTCTAGATTGTATGATTCAAATTTCTACGTTATAAACTCTGATTTTAAAGTTTATATTTGTATCGATAATGGTTCTAGTGTAGATAATCCAACGGGAAATCCATCTTTGGATGAACCTAAATTTACTGGATTAGAACCATCTAGAGCAGGAGAAAGTGGTGATGGATATGTTTGGAAATATCTATTTACAATAGCACCATCTGATATCATCAAGTTCGATTCAACTGAATATATTCCTGTACCAAATGATTGGGAAACTACAACTGCAGAAGATATAAAAGTAGTTAGAGATAGTGCAAACTCTGATGTAAATAATAATCAAATAAAGAAAATTTACATCAGTAACAGAGGTGGAAACTATTCGACTCCAGATGGTGGTGGAAGATGTGATATTTTAGGTGATGGTACTGGCGGAGAAGCAATTATTGAAGTTAATTCTCTAGGAGAAATAACTAATGCAACTATTGCAAATGGTGGTCAGGGATATACTTATGGTATTGTAGATCTGGATAATTTTAATGGGTTAGTTGGAACTGGTGGAGGTTCATTTGCAGAATTAATTCCAATTATTCCACCTGATAAGGGACATGGTTCTAACATTTATACAGAACTGGGTTCAGATAAAGTCTTGATATATGTGAGATTTGATGATTCATCTAAAGATTTTCCTTTAGATACTAAATTTGCACAAATTGGAATTATTAAAAATCCAAAGCAATTTAACTCCAACTCTGCATTAACTAGTTCTGATTTTTCTGGTCTTTATTCATTAAAACTAAATGAAGATAATTTAACAGTTACAATAGGTCAAGAAATTACTCAAACAGTAACTGATGAAAATGGTAATGATGTTAAAGCAAGAGGTTATGTTGCTTCATATGATAGTGAAACTAAAGTTTTGAAATATTACAATGATAGAAGTTTATTTTTTGGAGATACATTAACACATAAAGATTATGTTGGCATTTCTTCTGATGCCAAATTAGTTGATTTTAGTTCTACTGGTGGTCCAATTTCACCTATTGGAGCATCGATTGATACAAACTTTACAGGTATATCTACAACAGTAGCAACAAGAATTATTGATCTTGGTGTTCAATTCCAATCTGGGGTTGCTTTTCCTGAGATAAATAAGAAGACAGGTGAGATTATTTACTTGGATAACAGAACACTAGTTTCAAGAAATCCAAGGCAAAAAGAGGACATCAAAGTAATACTGGAATTCTAAGAAAATGCCACAAAAGACTAATTTAAATACTAATCCATATTATGATGATTTTTCACAATCGAAAAATTTTCATAAAGTATTGTTTAAACCTGGTTTTCCTGTACAAGCGAGAGAATTAACTACAATTCAATCGATATTACAGAACCAGATTGAGTCTTTTGGAAATCATTTTTTCAAAGATGGTTCTATCATAATCCCTGGTTCACTTTCTTATGAAAGTAGATTTTATGCTGTAAAGTTAAATCCAACTTATTTGGGTAATAATGTCTCCTTATATCTTTCACAATTAGTTGGTAAAGAGATACGTGGAGAAGAATCGCAGGTTAAAGCAATTGTTAGATTTTATCTTCCAGCAGCACAATCTGATGAAGATTTAGAAACCTTATACATTGGATATAGAGGAGGAGATACTAACAATGAGTTCTCACCTTTTGTAGAGGGTGAAAACTTAATTACAAATGAAAGTATTACCTTTGGTGGTACTTCAATTGCTGCAGGTGATTCATTTGCAACAACAGTTGATATTGACGCGACAGCAATAGGATCTGCGTGTTTAATAAATGAAGGAATTTACTATGTTAGAGGAAATTTTGTAAGAGTTGATTCAGATACACTAATCTTAGATCAATATACAAGTACTCCATCATATAGAATTGGTTTAACTATCACTGAAGAAATTATAACAGCAAAAGCAGATGATAGTTTGTATGATAATGCAAAAGGTTTTTCAAATTATTCGGCACCAGGTGCTGACAGACTAAAAATTGGAACAACATTATCTAAAAAAGAATTAACAGATTATGATGATAAGAATTTTGTAGAAATTCTTAGAGTAATTAATGGTGAAACAAAGAAAATACAAGATAAAGTAGAATACAGTACAATTTTAGATTACCTTGCACAAAGGACATATGAAGAATCTGGTGACTATTCAATTACTCCGTTTGAGGTTACTCCAGAAAATTCTCTAAATGATGAAGTGGGATCATCAGGAGTATATTTACAATCACAAACAACCGATGATGGCAATGATCCATCAGACGATTTATTAACATACAAGATCTCTCCAGGAAAAGCGTATGTAAGAGGATTTGATCTTAAAACGCAATTCAGTCTTATTGACGCACCAAAACCAAGGACAACTGAAACATCCGAGTTGTCTTCTATACCATTTGAGATGGGTAATCTGATAAAGGTCAATAATGTACGTGGAGTTCCTAGAACAGATTTAAATACTAATAATACTATTGATCTTTATAGTAAAAGAAAACTTTCAGATGGAACAAATGATGGTTCTGTAATTGGTAAAGCAAGGGTATATAGTTTTAATACTTCTAACGTTCCATATGTTGACACATCATCTGAATGGGACTTATACTTGTATGATATACAAACTTATACATCAATCGAGTTAAATGAATCTTTAACATCTTCAGAATGCCCAGAAACTTCCTACATTGAAGGCAAAAATAGTGCGGCATTTGGTTATACAACAGCAGATGCTTCATCTGCTACTATTTTAGTTTCTGATACATCAGGTCAATTTTCAGTCGGTGAGCAGATTAAAATAAATGGAAATACTGAGATTTCAAGAACTATTAAATCCATAACAACTTATAGTACTAGTGATATTAAATCAGTAAATCAATCAGCAGTCGTTGATAGTGTAAACATATTTGGTTGGTCAAATGCGTTTACTGCAGACACTGTATTAGATAGAGTTGTCCCTGCAAAATTTACTGCAGCAGACAGATTAATGGTTAACGGAACTGTTGCAACATGTCCAGGAAAAACTTTTGATACTATAAAAGTTGGATCTATTATTAGATTTCAAGAAGCTGGAAATAATGTTGAAACATTTAATAGAATTAGTGCAATTTCTTCCGATAAGAAAACATTAACCCTGGAAGGAGTAGCAACAGTTGCTAATGTATGTGATGGAACAACCACATCAGAAGCAAAAGAAGTTGCCTTTGCATTAGGTGTTACAAAAGTAAAAAATGAAGAAAATGCATTTTTGTATGCCAAACTTGCACATGAAAATGTCGAAAATGTTGATATAGCAAAAACAAATTTAGTAACTTATCAACAGGTTGCTGGAAAATCAACAGATGCTGATGGAGTATTAACTGTAACTATTGTAGATACTGGTTTAACTTCTGGATTTTTTGAATCATTTGATGTTGAAAGATATTCAGTCAGTTATGCTGATGGAACAATTATTGCGCCTTTGAAGGCAGATCAATTTACATTCAATGGAGATTCTACTGAAGTAACAATTAGTGGTCTTCTTGTCAATAAAACAAATGTCGTTGTAAATGTAACTGTTAAAAAAGCAATCGTAAGAAATAAGGTTAAAAAATATCAAAGAAGTAATAAACTAGTTGTTTCAAAAACTAATTCAAACGCTAAAATTTTAGAAAATGGATTAACTAAAAATACATATTATGGTCTTAGAGTTGAAGATAAAGAAATTAGTTTGAATACTATTGATGCAGTAAAATTACTTGCAGTATATGAGTCTTTAGATCAGAGTGAGTCTTCTCTAGATTCTTTAACTTTTATATCGTCTTTGAATTTAGATCTGGCGGCAATTCCTGGAGAAAAGGTTCGAGGGTTAAGTTCTGGAGCAATTGCACAAGTAGTTTCAGGAACTTCTGCAGATAAAATTGATATTGTTTATCTAAATCAGTTTAAATTTGATTTGGGTGAGACAGTAGTCTTTGAAGAGTCTGGTATTCAAGCAATACTGCAAGCACTTGAAGATGGAAACTATATTAATAGAACTTCCAACTATAGATTAGATAAGGGTCATAAGCAACAATTATTAGATTATTCCAGAATTGTTAGAACATCTGGTGCTGCCCCTTCTAGAAAACTTACTATTATTTTTGATAAGTATCAAACCCCATCTAATGATACTGGCGATATTTACACAGTGAATAGTTATGGCAAAGAGAGATATACTACAGATATTCCTACTTTAGTAGATGGAACTAGATGTTCTGATATTATTGATATTAGACTTCAATTAGCAGATTTTGATCCAACTAGTTTATACTCACCATTTTCCTTTAAAGCTAGAACAAGCAATCCAGCAACTAATACAAACAATTCGATTCTTTCTCCAAATGAAAATACTTTAATTGGTTATTCATACTATTTACCAAGAATTGATAAATTAGTTTTACATAAATCTGGGACATTTAAACTTGTTCAAGGAACTGCAGAATTAGAACCAAAAGAACCCAATTTGATTGAAGATGGTATGCATGTTGCTACCATGTCTTTACCAGCATATCTATATGATCCAGATGATATTACTGTTACATTGAAGGATAATAGAAGATACACCATGAGAGACATTGGTGATATTGAAGACAGGGTTAAAAATCTTGAAGAATTAACATCATTATCACTTGTAGAACTTGATACGAAAACCCTTCAAATTCAGGATGCTGATGGGTTGACAAGATTTAAATCTGGTTTCTTTGTTGATGATTTTTCATCTTCAGATATGATTGATAAAGATAATCCAGATGTAAAATCCAGTATATTTAAAGATGAAAAATCATTATCATCAAAAGTCGATTTATTTACTGTAAAAACGGTTGCTGCACCAAGCACAGGTACTTCATTAAAATCTTTATCATATGATACAGATTATACACTATTTGATGAGAATGTACAAAAGAGTGGTGAATTTGCTACTTTAGCATATGAGGAAGAAATTTGGACCAATTTAACACAACCACTTGCAACTAGAAGTGAAAATGTCAATCCATTTGCTGTTGTAGAGCTGGAAGGAAATTTAACTTTAACTCCAAAATCTGATACATGGATTAGGGAAGTTGTTCTTGATAGAGGCAAAACTAGACAGGAATGGGGTGCTCCAAAAACATATCTTGACAAGGTTCTTGATACCAGCACTGCTGATACACACATGAGATCTAGAAATGTTCAGTTTTATGCAACTGGATTATTTCCACTAGTTAATCACTTCTCTTTCTTAGATAAAAATAAATCTATTGATATTATTCCTAAATTACTTCAGATTTCCATGGTTTCTGGTACATTCAAGGTTGGAGAAACTGTTGAAGGATTTGATGGGAATGATAAGATTATTACTTTTAGAGTTGCTAGTCAAAATCATAAAAAAGGACCACATGACAATCCAACAACAACATACTCTTCCAATCCATACAACGAAAACACAGACCTTCCTGGATATAACTCAGCATCGACAGTTCTTAATGTAGATATTGCAGCATTAGCACAAGATGCTGTAGGAAGTAATTTTGGATTCGTTAAAAAAGGTATGACTCTGAGCGGAAAAACTTCCAAAGCAGAAGCAACTGTTTCTGATGTTAAATTAATTACTGATACTGCAGGAACCGCAATAGGATCATTTTTCATAAGAGATCCTAATGCAACACCTGCACCACTAGTAAAAATTAAAACAGGAACAAAAGTATTTAAATTGTCATCCAGTTCTCTTGATGAGAAAGAATTGCCTTCTGGATATCTACTTTCAGAAGCAGAAGCGCAGTATTCATCTTCAGGAACGGTAGAAACGTTTGATAATGTTACTGTAACTGTTAGAAATCCACCCCCACCACCACCTCCAGCACGGCGCAGGAGTGATCCTCTAGCACAAACATTTACTACAGACGATAAAGGAGGATTTGTAAAATCTGTTGATATTTGGATGAGAGAAAAAGATACTAATATTAATTTAACTGTAGAAATTAGAAAAGTTGAATTGGGAATACCAACCAATGAATTGTGTGATGAAGGAGCACAAGTCGAACTTACACCATCTGAAATTACCATTAGTACAGATGCTAATGATGCATCATTTACTAAGGTAGAATTCCCTGCTCCAATTTATTTGGAACCAGATACTGAATATGCACTTGTACTTCTTGCCCCACAATCTGTCAATTATCTTGCATGGATTGCTAGAGTGGGTGAAAAGACTGTTACAACATCTTCTTTACCAAATGTTGAGTCTGTAATTTATTCTAGACAATATACGGGTGGTTCATTATTTAAATCACAAAATGGAACTGTATGGACACCAAGTCAGTTTGAAGATTTAAAGTTTAGAATGAATAGATGTAAATTTACATCAGATTCTGGAACTTTATTCCTTTATGCTCCGACATTACAGGAAGCAATTTCATCTGATGATACTAATACATATAATACTATAGAAGATCCAATTACAACTTTACCAAGAAAACTTATTGTAGGTGTTAATACATCTACTACGCTATCAACAGTACTACAAATTGGTACAAAAGTTGGAGTTGGTAATACTGTAACTGGTCTTATTGAAAATATTGGAGGTCAAGTATCAAGTTCTAATGGTCTAACTATAACAAAACCAGGATCTGGATACAAGACTGGTACTTATAGTGATGTTCCTTTATATTCAGAAACTGGAAACGGAACTGGTGCAACTGCAACAGTACTGATTGCTGGAGATTTTAATGTAGATTCAATAACAATTACAAATCAAGGAGATGGTTATGTTACTGGTGATGTTCTTGGAATAACCACTTCTGCTGTGGGAAATACTGGAACAGGCGCTAAAATAACAGTCGATAATACAACAGGTGTTAATACACTGTACTTAACTAATGTTAATGGAGAAACCTTTAAACCAAATGAATCTACACCATTAGTATATTACGTTGGAGATACAGCGGTTTCCATGGGTTCAACCTTTGTACAGAGAAGTGAGATTCTAAATGATTATTATGAAGGTAACATAATTGAAGTATTTGATCATGGTCATGCAATGCATTCTTCACTTAACAAAGTTTCTATTGCAGGAGTCTTTCCAACAACAACACCTGTAAAGATTGATGCTGATATAACTAGTTCTTCTAATGATATTACAGTTAATAATATTACTGCATTTACTACATTTGAAGGTGATCCAGTAAGTGTAGCAAATACTGGATATGCCTTAATTGGGAATGAAGTTATTGCTTACACTGGATATGGAGATAATACATTAGAAAATATTACTAGAGGAGTTTCCGATTCTGTTATAAGAACTCACAAAACAGGTGAATCAATTTATAAGTATGAGTTAAATGGAATTTCTTTGACAAGAATTAATAAAACACATGATATGGCAGACAACACTGCTTCAGTACTTAATGGAACTACTATTGATTCTTACTATCTAACTATCGATAGAACTGGAAGAAGTAGTGATGTTGATCAATTAAGTTTTGCTGATGAAAGAGAAGTTGGTGGAAAAAATTGTGTAATCTCACAAAATATTCAATACAGCAGTATTACTCCTTTATTTAATGTCTTTTCACCAGAAGATACAAAAGTTAGTACCCAGCTAAGATCTGTTACTGGAACTAGTGTTTCTGGAAATGAATCTTCATTCTTAGATCTTGGATTTGAACCTATTGAATTAAATACACTTAATTCATTAAATTCCCCAAGATTACTTGCTTCTAATGTAAATGAGCAAAATCGTCTTGGTGATCTTCCAAATAATAAATCACTTACGCTTGCTATTAAGTTAGAAAATGGTGGTGATGAATATATGTCTCCTGTTGTTGATCTTGAAGAACGAGCAACGATTGCTCTTGGTAGAAATAGATTGAACAAACCAATCAGTGATTATGCAAATGATTCTGGTTCCAATCAGATTTCGGGCGATCCACATGCTTCAGTATACATCTCTAAGAGAATTAATATTCAGAATCCAGCATCTTCTCTGAAAGTATTGCTTTCTGCATATCGTGATGCTTCTTCCGATTTTAGAGTTTTCTATAGGTTATTTAAATCAGACTCTACTGAAGTTGAACAATCATATATACCATTCCCCGGATATACAAATCTTCTTGATGTAGATGGTGATGGTTTTGGTGATCAAATTATTAATTCTTCTGATAATAATGGTCTTCCTGATAAATTTGTTAGAGCAAGTAAAGTTGATGAGTTTGTAAACTATCAATTTAGTGTTGATGATTTGGATCAATTTAATGGTTTCCAAATTAAAATAGTTATGAGTAGCACTGATGAATCGAAACCAATTAAAATGAAAGATTTGAGGGTTATAGCTCTTGCGTAAAATAAAAGTTGATGGACATCACAATTTATATCGTGACAAAGATACTGGGGCGATAATCAATTGTGATGCTGAAGAATATAATAGCTATATAAAGTCTAGAAATTCAAAGATGCTCCAAAAAAGGGAAATTCAAGATTTGAGAGATGAGATTGATGAACTTAAAACTTTGTTGAAAAGGGTCTTAGATAAATGGTTAACAAATAAGTGTCCAATGTCTGCTGTTTATGTAAACAATTTGGTTATAAACATGGGAACGGACTTTGAGAGGTTCTTTACCCTATCTAATAATACTGGTAATGCGCTATTAGATCTTACGGGATACACTGGCATAGCGAAGATGGCGAAACATGCCAACTCTAAAAATAGAGTTGAATTTAATGTTTCTATCAGTGCTCCAACCGCTGGTATTTTGTCAATTGCTTTATCGTCTGCACAAACTGCTGCCCTTTCAGAGGGAAGGTATGTTTATGATATCGTTATAGATGATGGTTTTAAAAAAACTAGGGTAATTGAAGGAATGGTACTTGTTAGGAGAGGAGTTTCAGTTTAATGACGTACATACCAGTTACAATTGGCGAACAGGATTCAATACAGGTAATTACGGCGTTTGGCGGTGGAGAAACACCAGCTCTAGCACTTAGAGCAGTTGATGTTGTTGGTGGTATAACTTCCACTAGAGAACTTACAAATACAGGAGATTCTGAGTTTGTAGGAATTGCAACTTTTAGAGATTCTCTACTTGTAGAACAAAATTTTAGCGTTGCAGGTGTATCAACGTTTATTGGTGATGTAACGTTTGGTGGTGGAACGATTGGATTAGGTGATGCATCTACAGATAGTGTTGTATTTGCTGCAGATGTAGATTCTAGTATTTTACCTAATACAGATAACACTTTTGATTTAGGATCCATCGTTAAGAGATGGAGAGATATATATTTAAACGTTGGTGTTGGCAAAACCTATGGAATTGCATACTTTGGTGCTAATGCTCAACTAGTTTCAACAACAACTCCTTCAGCATTAGGAATAACAACATCATCTCTAATATTAACAGTAGATGATACTGGAGTTCCTGGTTGGAGTGATGGTATTGACGGAGGATTTTTCTAATGGCAAAACCGACTACGAGAGGAGAATTGATTGATTATTGTTTGAGACAACTTGGAGCACCAATTCTTGAAATCAACGTTGCAGAGGAGCAGACAGATGATCTTCTAGATGATGCCTTGCAATATTTCCAAGAACGTCATTTTGATGGTGTTGAAAAAATGTATCTGAAATATCAGATTACACAAAGTGATATAGACAGAGCAAGGTCAAATACAGAAACAAATCGCACTGTAGGAATTACCACTTATACATTCCAGGAAGGTAATAACTACATAGAAATACCAGACAGTGTTATTGGTATTGAAAAAATTTTTAAGTTTGATTCTAATACTATATCTGGAAATATGTTTAGTATTAAGTATCAACTATTTTTGAACGATATGTATCAGTTCAATTCCGTTGATCTTTTGAATTATGTAATGACAAAATCATATCTAGAAGATATTGATCATATACTAACTCCAGACGTTCAAATAAGATTTAATAAAAGACAGAATAGACTGTATCTAGATATAGATTGGGAAACTCAAACTCCTGATACATATATTGTTATTGAATGTTTTAGAATTTTAGATCCTTCTAATAACGCTGCTGTTTATAATGATAGTTTCTTAAAGAAGTATTTGACTGCATTAATAAAGAAACAGTGGGGTCAAAATCTAATTAAGTTTAAGGGAGTTAGACTTCCAGGTGGTATAGAATTTAATGGTAGAGAAATATACGAAGATGGACAAAGAGATTTGGATGAAATAATCCAAAAGATGTCTACCGATTACGAATTACCACCTTTCGATATGATAGGATAAAATATTATGCCAACTAATCCGCTATTTCTTCACGGAACTTCTGACGAACAAAATCTAATTCAAGATTTAGTTAATGAGCAGATAAGAATGTTTGGGAGTGATGTTTTTTATCTCCCTAGAAAAATAATTAATAAAGATACAATTTTGGGTGAAGTAGAATCTTCTAGTTTTGATAATAGATTTATTATTGAAATGTTTATTGCCAGTGATGAAGGATATGGTGGTGCTGGTGATGTAATGACAAAATTTGGTTTAAATATAAAGGATGATATAACTTTCGTTGTTTCTAGAGAAAGATTTGAATTATTCATATCACCAATGTTACTAAGCATTTATGGATCAAATGCCTCTCTGAGACCAAGAGAAGGTGATTTGATATATCTTCCCTTGGTAAGAAGATTATTTGAAATTAAGTTCGTCGAACACGAAAAACCTTTTTATCAATTGAAGAAGAATTATGTATATGAGTTGCAATGTGAACTCTATGAATATCAAGATGAAGAAATTGATACCAGTGATCAGAATATTGATGACATAGTTAAGGATGTGCCATATGTTGAAATGATATTGATGAACACAGATGCTATTGGAGCAACTGGACAAGCAGAGGCAGTCTTTATTGAAAATAATCCTGGATTTGTTAGACAAATTGTTTTAAACAATGATGGAAACGGATATGATACAACTCCAATAGTTAGTATTGAACCGTCTCCAGTTGGTTTAGCGACTGCTAACGCTACTGCTGTCGCTGTAACAAGAAAAGTTGGAGATGCAAAATCAGTAGAAGAAATTTTAATAACGAATACTGGTTATGGATACACAACAGTTCCAACCGTCACAATATCTGGAGGTGGAGGAGTTGGTGCAGCAGCAGCAGCTGTCGTACAACAATCTGATAATTGGATTAAACAAATTTCAATCACAAATATTGGGTCTGGATATAGAACTCAACCAGCAGCACCGTTTATAACAGATCCAGATGTATCTGGAAATACTAAACCATCTTTAGTTGCAATTACAACTGCAACTCGTGGAGGATCTATATTTGAAATTAGAATGCGTGATGCTGGTAGTGGTGGATATACAAACCAACCAATAATGACAATTAATGAACCATTTAGTTTAGTTGGTCTTGGAACTGCTGAATATAAACTTTCTGAAGTTGTAACGGGAGAAGTTTCTGGAGCAACTGCATTCGTTGCTTCCTGGGATATAAATAATATGCAATTAAGAGTATATTCTTCTACAGGAGATTTTTTACAAGGAGAAAATATTGTAGGTTCTGAAACTGGTGCCAAGTACAATATAAATCTTATTGCAAAACATGCTGCATCAGAACCATATTCCAAAAATGATGAGATTGAACAGGCAGCAGACCTACTCATCGATTTTTCTGAAGATAATCCATTCGGTACGTATTAATGTTAGGATCCTATTTTTATCATCAAATATTAAGAAAAACTATAATTGCATTTGGAACTATTTTTAATGACATTGAAGTATGTCATACTGATAGTTCAGGAAATGTTACTAGTAAAAACCGAGTTGCATTATCTTATGGTCCTGCACAAAAATTCTTAGCAAGAATAGAACAACAAAAAAATCTAGCAAAACCAGTTCAGATTACATTGCCACGAATGTCATTTGAACAGACTGGGATTTCTTATGATGCAACAAGAAAGTCTTCAGTAACTCAAACATTCAAAGCATCAGATGGAAAAAAGGTTTTTATGCCCGTTCCATACAACGTTGATTTTGAATTAAATATTTTTACTAAACTGAATGATGATGCTCTTCAAATAGTAGAACAAATATTACCATATTTTCAACCATCTTTTACAGTAACTTTAGATCTAGTTGAATCTATTGGAGAAAAGAGAGACATACCAATTATTTTAAATAATATTTCTTTTCAGGATGATTATGAAGGAGATTTTTCAACTAGAAGAGCACTAATATATACTTTAAACTTTACTGCAAAAACATATCTATTTGGTCCTATTGCAAGTTCTGTTGAGGGTCTTATTCGTAAGGTTAATGTTGATATGTACGGAAATACTAGCATTAAGACAGCAACAAGAGAGGTAAGATATACAGTACAACCAGAACCTAAGAAAGATTACAATAACGATGGTGAGATTACTGTTGAAGATAGACCATTTATTCAACCTGGAGATGATTTTGGGTTTAGTGAAGAAACCACTTTCTTCCAGGATGGAAGAAACTTTAGTCCAACACAACAATCTGATATTTGAACATGAAAGATAATTATGATTCTATTGACCAAGCACTCGATATCGAGAGTAGCATTGTGGAGTCAACTCCTATTAAACCTACTCCACCAAAGCAAGATAAGGATGATATAAAAAAAGATTATGAATATACCCGTGCTAATTTATATTCGCTTATAGAAAAAGGTCAAGAAGCAATCAACGGCATCATGGAACTTGCTGGTGAGAGTGCAAGTCCTAGAGCATATGAAGTTGCTGGACAGTTAATAAAAAGTGTTGCTGATACAACCGATAAACTTGCTGATCTTCAAAAAAAGGTCAAAGATTTGGATGAAGATAGTAAAAAGGGACCGACCAATGTTACAAATAATGCTATGTTTGTCGGATCAACAGCAGATCTCCAGAAGATGTTAAAGCAAGGTTTTCTAAATAATAACGATAAGAAATAAATTACAATATGAACGAAGGAAACCTACACAAGTGGTTTAGTAAATCTAAATCTAAAGATGGTAAATCTGGGTGGGTAAATGTCGTAACTGGCGGAACTTGTGCTAGTGATGAACCTGGTGAAGGAACTCCTAAGTGTGTATCATCTGCCAAAAGGGCAAGTATGTCCAAAGCAGAAAGATTATCTGCACAAAGAAGAAAGAAAAAAGCAGATCCTGGACAGCAGCAAAAATCAGGTGCTGCTAAACCAACATATGTTTCAACCGATAAACCTAAGAAAAAAATGAAAGAAGAAACTATTATTGAAGCAGATAAAAAAGGTAAGGGTAGTGGCACAAAAGATGCTTGCTATAAGAAAGTAAAAGCAAGTGCTAAAGTATGGCCAAGTGCATATGCATCAGGTAGATTAGTTCAATGTCGCAAGAAAGGTGCGGCAAACTATGGGAAATCTAAAACAGAATCTTATGATTATTCCAATTGGAGAGATGAGTTTAAAGCATTAGAGATCGAAACTGTCAATTTGATTGAACCAGATCCCTTAGTTATAAATGGAGTTGCAAGAGTATTTGAGTCAAATAAAACAAAAACATTTAGACAATTTGTGGAAGGGTGCGAACTAAAATACTGCCCAAAGTGCAAAAAGATTGAGACCAGATCTGATTGTGCTTATGGTGGGTCTTATTGGGATAATAATGCTAAAGAAGTAAGTACTGGTGAAGATGGTTCTATGGAGGTTGCTGAAGACTGGCAAAAAAAGTCTGGCAAAAACCCTGAAGGAGGATTAAATGAAAAAGGCAGAAAGTCGTATGAGCGCCAAAACCCAGGAAGCGATCTTAAGAGACCTTCAAAGAAAGTTGGCAACCCTCGTAGAAAGAGTTTTTGTGCGAGAATGAAAGGTATGAAGAAGAAACTGACTTCTTCCAAAACTGCCAACGATCCAGATAGCAGAATCAATAAGTCCCTTAGGGCGTGGAACTGCTGATATGCAAGTAGTAAAAATTTTAGGAGAATCAACTCAAGTTAATGTTGGATCTGGAACATCAGTTCCTGGTTCGGTGAATGGTAGTCTTGGTGCTGCCATTGGTGCTGAATATGTAATGGTACAGCATACTCATTCTTCAGACCGTTTAATTGAACTGCGTACTGGTGCTGGAACTACATATGGTAGCATACACTTATCAGGAAAAGACCCAATTATCATTCATAAAGCGAGAACTGATTTGATTTATTCAACTGCAGCAGACGTTTATGCAACATCGGTAGTATATCAAGGATGATTTAATTTAAATTATGAGTGAAGTATATCTTGGTAATCCTAATCTAAAAAAAGCAAATACTTCGATCGAATTTACGCAGGAACAAATTATTGAGTTTCTAAAATGTAAAGAAGATCCAGTATATTTTGCTAATAATTATATAAAAATTGTTTCTCTTGATGAAGGATTAACCCAGTTTCATCCTTATCACTTTCAAGAAAAGTTAATTAATAATTTTCACAATAAAAGATTTAATATATGTAAGATGCCACGACAGACTGGTAAATCCACTACAGTCGTATCTTACCTTTTGCATTATGCTGTCTTCAATGACAGTGTAAACATTGGCATCCTGGCAAACAAAGCAGCAACCGCAAGAGAACTTCTTGGAAGATTGCAAACTGCATATGAGAACTTACCAAAATGGATGCAACAGGGTATTATATCATGGAACAAAGGATCTCTGGAGTTAGAAAATGGCAGTAAGATATTGGCAGCTTCTACGTCTGCGAGTGCTGTCCGAGGTATGTCATTTAACATCCTCTTTCTCGACGAATTCGCGTTCGTCCCAAATCACGTTGCTGACTCGTTCTTTGCATCTGTTTATCCTACTATTACTTCTGGTAAAAGCACCAAAGTAATTATTGTATCTACCCCACATGGTATGAATCATTTCTACCGTATGTGGCATGATGCAGAAAAAGGAAAGAATGAGTATATACCAACCGATGTTCATTGGTCGGAAGTTCCTGGTAGAGATTCAAAGTGGAAAGAGACAACAATTGCAAACACCTCTGAAGCTCAATTTAAGGTCGAATTTGAATGTGAGTTTTTAGGATCTGTCAATACACTAATAAATCCTGCCAAACTTAGAACTCTAGTATATGACGATCCAGTAAAACGAAACGCAGGATTAGACATTTATGAGAATCCAATAGAAGAACATAACTACATGATATCAGTAGATGTTTCGCGTGGATTGGGAAATGATTATTCAGCATTCATTGTGTTTGATATAACAGAGTTTCCCTATAGAGTAGTAGCAAAATATAGAAATAACGAAATTAAACCTATGTTATTTCCAAACATCATATATGATGTTGCAAAGGCATACAATAATTCGTGGATGTTGATTGAGATTAATGATATTGGTGATCAAGTAGCAAGTATTCTTCACTTTGATTTGGAGTATGAAAACATTCTTATGTGCTCTATGAGAGGACGTAATGGTCAAGTTGTTGGTTCTGGATTTAGTGGTAAAAAATCTCAACTTGGATTGAGAATGACTGCTGGAGTTAAAAAGTTGGGATGTTCTAATCTTAAAACTCTTCTTGAAGATGATAAACTTATAACTAATGATTATGAAATCATATCCGAACTAACCACATTTGCTCAGAAAGGAAATTCTTTTGAAGCAGAAGATGGGTGTAATGATGATTTAGCAATGTGCTTAGTTATTTTCTCTTGGTTAGTTGCACAAGATTATTTCAAAGAAATGACTGATAATGATGTACGTAAAAGGTTATATGAAGAAAAGAAAAATGAAATCGAACAAGATATGGCACCGTTCGGATTTATCTCTGACGGATTTACTGATGAAGTTATTGTAGACGATGCTGGTGATCATTGGCACACTGATGAGTATGGTGACAGGTCATATATGTGGGAATATTACTAATGAACTTTGAAGAAGGATTTGAATTAGAACATTTAATATTCACACAAAGAAAATGTACCTCATGCAAACAAGTTAAAAGTTTGATTGAAGATTTTTACTTAACTAGAAAAACAAGAGGTAAATTACCATCAGCATATTCTTATGAATGTAAGGAATGTACGATAAAAAGAGTCAAAGAGAAAAGAAAGGTTAAGCAAAATGGGTGGGAATACCCTGATTGGTAGATGTTCATGCATTGTTTCCCCTCTGTAAACATCCATAATTCTAAATATTAGTAGATTAATTTGGATTTCGGAGAGAAAAAGATGCCATTAAACCTAGCATCTCCTGGTGTTCTTGTTAGAGAGGTTGATTTAACTAACGGCAGAATTGACCCAACATCTGATAGTGTTGGAGTTATTGCTAGCCCATTTGCGAAGGGTGCAGTTAACGAACCAGTTTTGGTTGGTAACGAAGAGGAACTTCGCCAAGCATTTGGTGGACCTGCTGCAACTGATAAGCATTATGAAAATTGGATGGTAGCATCCTCATACCTCGCTTACGGTGGATCCCTTCAAGTTGTAAGGGCAGGAGGATCAAACTTAAGGAACGCATTTGTTGGCGCTGGATCTAGCATTAAAATAGATAGTGCTACAGATTATAGTCTTAAAGGTTATGATGAAAGTACAATCACTGGCGTAACAGTTGCCGCAAGAAATCCCGGATCTTGGGGTAATGGTATTAAAGTTGCAATTATCGATGGTTTTGCAGATCAAGAGATCGGAATCGCAGGAACTGTTTTATCAGATACAAGTGTTGGTGCAGGAATTACTCAAGCAATCCCTGCAGGAACAGTCATTGCTGGAGCAGGAACAACCTCTTTATTAGATGGTTATTTAAAAGGAATCATTACTGGTATTGATGGTGGAGAACTGCAAGTTAAAGTTCTATCACACTATGATGCTGCTGGAGCAAGAACTCAGGTTGACTATACAGCATCTGGTGTATATAAATTTAACACATCTGAAGATCTCTACGTAAATGGTGTAGGTGCAACTACAGTATCAACTGCTGCAGATTGGTTTAACCAACAAGAATTTACTTTAACTTCTTCAACTGGAATTAAAAAGAAGTGGTCTTCTATTGCACCAAGACCAGGAACCTCTTCATATACAGCAGCAAGAGGAGGAAGATTTGACGAACTTCATATAGTTGTTATTGATGCTGAAGGAAAAATTACTGGAAATGAAGGAACAATTCTAGAAAAGCACGTAGCACTTTCTAAAGCAAGTGATGCTGTTTATTCAGTAGGTTCTTCTGCATATTGGAGAGCATATCTCGCAAGTGCTTCAACTACTATTTTTGGTGGCGGAGCTCCAGCAGGTATTGCAACATCTGGATTCACTAGTGGTTGGACAGCAGCAACTGACATTGGTTGGGATCAACCAGCAGAAGGAATTCTGTTTGGATTGTCTGGAAATGACAATCTCACTCTTGCTGGTGGAACAAACTATGATGGAACAGCAGACGGTTCTAATGCTGGATCATATAAATCTACTGTTTCTGATTTAGCAGCTTCATACGATCTCTTCAAGAATAAAGAAAAGTATGCTATTGATTTTCTTATCATGGGATCTGCAAACTATCTCAAGGAAGAAGCACAAGCACTAGCATCTAAATTGGTTGAGGTTGCTGAGTATAGACAAGATGCTCTTGCATTCATCTCTCCTTATAGAGGAGCATTTATAAATGACACTGTTTCTGGTACTTCAGTTGTACTAAACACTGATGATGTTTCTACTACTAATGTACTAGATTATTATTCTGCCATTCCATCAAGTTCGTTTGCAGTTCTTGATAGTGGATATAAGTACATGTATGATAGATTCAATAGAGTCTTCAGATATGTTCCACTGAATGGAGATATTGCAGGAACATGTGCAAGAAATGATGCTAACAATTTCCCATGGATTTCTCCAGCAGGAACCGCTAGAGGATCTATTCTTAATGCAGTTAAACTTGCATATAATCCAAATAGAGAGCAAAGAGATTCTCTATATTCTGAAAGAATTAATCCAGTTGTAGTTTCTCCTGGTGGAGGTATTATTCTATTTGGAGATAAGACTGCACTTAACAGAGCATCTGCATTTGATAGAATTAATGTTCGCAGATTGTTTATCTTCTTAGAAAAAGCAATTGAGTCTGCAGCAAAAGATCAACTATTTGAGTTTAATGATGACATTACAAGATCAAACTTTGTAAACATTGTAGAACCATTCTTGCGTGATGTTCAAGGCAAGAGAGGCATTACAGACTTTAGAGTTATTTGTGATGAAACAAATAACACTGCTTCTATTATCGATTCAAATGAGTTTATTGCTGATATCTTCGTGAAACCAACAAGGTCGATTAACTTCGTTGGACTAACATTTGTTGCCACCAGATCTGGTGTTGCTTTTGAAGAAGTAGTAGGCGTTTGATCTACATTTTAAATAAAAAATATTCTAAAGGAGTAAAAGAACAATGGCAACAAATTATTTAAAAACAATTGATCAATTTAAGTCTAAGTTAGTTGGTGGCGGTTCTCGCCCCAATCTATTCAATGTTAATTTACAATTCCCTTCAGGCGCTAAACTAGGAACAGGTAATAATGATTCTGATGCATTTCTAGTAAAAGCAGCAGCTTTACCTGCATCTAATATCGGTCCAATTGATGTACCATTTAGAGGTAGAATCCTTAAAGTTGCTGGAGATAGAACCTTTGATACTTGGACAGTTACTATCTTGAATGATAATGATTTTGTCCTCAGAGGCGCTTTTGAAAGATGGATGAATGTTATCCAGAGACATGAAGATGGAACTGGATTAACCGATCCATCTTCTTATCAAAAAGCAGCATATGTCTGGCAATTAGATCGTAATGGTAATGCTTTGAGAGAATACAAATTCCATGGTGTATTCCCAACTAATATTTCCCAGATGGATCTATCATACGATAGCACTGATACAATTGGTGAATTCACTGTTGAATTGCAAGTTCAGTGGTGGGAAGCTACAGGAAACGGCGGTGACGTAGGAATTCCAGAATCAGCAACACCAGCAACAACAGCAGCAGCAACAGATCCAGCAGATACAACTGTAGGAGCTGGTTCAACTTAAGAAGGAGGTTGATCCGATTGATAAATAGATCAGATTAACGTAACTCTTTTATAAAATGGCGAAACTCTTTGGTTTTTCGATTGATGATCAAGATAAAAAAAGTAAATCCATTGTCTCCCCCGTCCCCAAAACAAATGAGGATGGGGTTGATTATTACCTACAATCCGGTTTTTATGGACAATATGTAGATATTGAAGGGGTTTACAGAACTGAAAGTGATTTAATAAAAAGATATAGAGAAATGGCATTGCACCCAGAGTGTGATAATGCCATTGAAGATGTTGTCAATGAAGCAATTGTGAGCGATCTATATGATTCTCCAATTGAAATTGAATTATCTAATCTAAATGCAAGTGATAAAGTAAAGACTGCAATTAGAAAAGAATTTAGATATATTAAAGATATAATGGATTTCGATAAGAAATGCCATGAAATTTTTAGAAATTGGTATGTAGATGGTAGGATCTATTACATGAAAGTAATTGATCTTAAAGCACCAGAAGAAGGAATTAAAGAAATTAGATATATTGATCCTATGAAGATCAAGTATATCAGGCAGGAAAGAAAGAAAGATAGAAATGCATTAGTTCCACAAGAAAGTACAAAAAATCCTTTCAGTGCTTTTCCAGAAATTGATGAGTATTACATGTAT